TTTCTTATCCGTTCGGAATAACTGGCCGTTGCCGCCAATAGCCATGCCTGGGTTGTCGAATTTATAACCTGCGAGTAGTTTCTCTATGTCTACGTTCATAACTTCACCATCAGCAATTGTCTCGGTAGACATATTATACTGCATAATCAATGAAGGATATAGTGAGTTAAGGTCAAATGAGACTACATTTTCGTGCAGACCAACCATAGGGTCTTTTACATAACCACCAGGATAATCCGACTTGATCTTGTTCTCATAGAATGGAGCCACTGTTTTATTGGTGTGTAAGTATCTGTAAATGATACACTCCCAGATAGAGGTAACTCCGAATGTGTCTCCGTAGTTTACACCACCCTGATATGCCATTGTGAGACATAGAGTAATGAGACCCATCTTGTCTTCTAGCCTTTCAACCAACTCAACGTCTTTGATATTATAATCAATAAATTTCTGATGATCGAATTTGTAAAGAGTGTGGAGAGAACCGTGTTCCTCATATGATAACTTAGTCTCGCCTAGGACAACATTAGCGATGTGTCCGAGTGCATAGGATTCTTGGTTACCATACGAGTATCCGAATTTCTTAAATAGTTCTAGGTAGTCAACCGTGTCAATACCTTTCAGATCATATGTGCACTGAGTGCGGTTCATGATCTTGACATCATAACGGTCTACTAATCCCCAGGGCGAGTATCGTTTAACCATATCTTCGCCAAGAATTTTAAGTGTTCTGTTAACAAGATATGGAATATCAAAGAACCGTACGTTCCAGCCTGTGATAATGTCGGGACTATGTTTAGGTAATGACCAATGATGGATGAACAAAGATAACAGTTCGGCCTCGGAGCCGCACTTCTTGTACACAACTTCACCTTTGGTTAATTTGCGCGAAACATCATAATCGCCGAGACCCCAGACATAATAGATGTTGTCAATATTGTTCCTCATAGCAATAGAGATTACTGGATAATTAGCCTCTTCGGGTAAGGGGAAACCCTCATCTGAAGCGACCTCGATATCAAATGAGGTTACGTTAATCTTGGCACGATCCCACTCAATGATTCCAGGGAACTGGTCATTGATAAAGGAGTGAATATGTTTGTCATTGCCGAATATTAATCTACCGGCAGTTTGTTTATTAGAAGCAATCCATTCTTTGGCATCTCTCATTGATTCCATCTGAACAGGAGCCACGGGAACGCCGGTTAGGGATTTCCATTCTGTTGCTTTGGGAGTGTTAACAAATAGTGTTGGTTTGTACTTGATTTTCTCTTGGACTTTACGGCCGTTTTTGTATCCGCGATAGAGTAACATGTTGCCGTATCGAGCTACGTTAGTGTAAAATTCCATAATATAGGGTCACCTTTTTAATATATGTATATTATATCACATTCAGAGATAAAAGTAAAGTGTTTTTTTAAGATTGGGGGTAATTTCTTACCCCCGCATGATTTCAAACTAAATATTCGATTGATCTTAACTAATACCTATACCGATAACATAATTACTGCTGGTGCAATTCCAAGAATTGCCATGCCTAATAATGCTGCCATTAACGTACTAATTAAGGTCTCACTAACATCTTCGTACTTTCTTGCAATGTGCATGATAGTCTTCATAGTGTTGCTCCAGTTGAAGTATATAACTCTTCCACTGGGTTTTCGCTGTCATCAGAGTTTAGTCTTGAATAAACTCTTTTTTCTTTGATGCCCCAGCAGACCCTAATTGAATCTTCCTAGGACGCCTTTCATCAGGAACTTCAACTCTGGCGTTAACCACAAGTATTCCATTCACCAGATCAGCACCGTCTATAACTACAAATTCCGAGAGTCGGAAGCTCTTCTCAAATTTGCGGGATGAAATTCCCTTCCATGCATAAGCTCTAGAGTCATCAATCTTAGCCCCTTTAACGATTAATATACTATCCTTGACTTCGACTGATATGTCTTCATCTTTAAATCCCGCAACTGCTAACTCAATAATGAAATTTTCATCATCGACCTTCACTACGTTATGGGGTGGGTAGTTATCTTGTGATCTTCCAGCTGTGTGGATTCTCTCAAGTTCGCTTAATATGGGGTCAAACCCGATAAATAAAGAACGCGGCACGTTCATAGTATTTCTTACCATTTTTCTCTCCTCCTGTTAAGGCAGATTGTTTGGACCCGTTAATTCGGCATCCAGTAGTTATTTATAACGCACGTAATCGTGAACTATAAATTTTTAAAGAATCATTCCCAGAGTTATACCCAATAGAAGAATAGATGCATATTTCATCATAGCAAATTGTTCTTCTATTTGGGCGTTTCTAGGAATGAGTCTCATTGTTTTTAATTCTTTTTTAATACTCATTCTGTTCTATTGTTTACTACCACCAATGTTATACTTAGGGCAAAGTTCCCAGTAGCGTTTTTCCTTATATGGTATCACTTTGATCTGCCTTAGAGGCGCGACGTTCTGTGCTACACTAGGATTAACGATCGTGACAAGACCCCAGTCTGATAGTAGTGTTGATATAGTATTCCTGCGTTCTACATCATTAAGCATCAATGAAGATGGTTTCCCATCTAGCAAGAATAGCTCTTTGAAGTGGACTATGAAATACCGTCCTTGTTTGTGTAATATGTGACACGACTGAAACAATTTTTGATCTTTCCTAGAAGCAACACCTATACGTGTAAGTGTTTCTCTGATCTTCAAAAAATCGTCAGGTTCGTTTAGTGTGATTTCAAGCATAGTCGCTGGCGACCAATCCTTAACCTCAATGTTATTTTCGTTTTCCACCTTTATAAATCCTCAATTTCAACTGTTCAATTGCTTCATGATTAAATAACGCTAGTACGGATTTAGCTTTTTCATTACTATAGCCATAATATTCTTTAATCAACTCTAGGTTCTCCACCTCAGTTGGCTTAAGCCACTTTGAGAACCGCTTTTTCTTCTTAACTATATTTATAAGAAAATGATATTGAAGCTTTGAATCTATGTGATGGTTAACATTCATTTCATTGGCAAACAAAACTGTATCCATAAAGTAGGATAGAGCTCTGTTAACCATGAAAGGTGCGTATCCCTTCTCGGCAATGTCATCATGCATTATATCCTTCTTTGAGATATTGATGCTGTTAACATACTCGAATGGGTTACCACTCATTTGAATTGCACCCCGGCCATAATCTCAGTACAACATGCAACGAGATTAAGTTCGTGATCTGCAACAAATGCATTCTTATATTGGTAGTCTGCAAGGATTAACACTAGCTGTGGGATAGAGGTCGGTGAGACATATTCACTCATGTTATCATATATCTTTCTGAATACAGCAGCTGGTTCAGTGTCAATGTTATCTGCAACCCATTGTCGCATCTTCTTGAAGTCCTTCTTGGTTAAAGCAACCATGAGTTCGTTCACGGATACGGTGGATAGTGAAACCAGAATACCAGTATCAATAACACCTGATGTTGAATACCTTTGTAACTCATTAAGCACTCTACGCCAATCTGGCATGTGCTTCATGATTAGTTCTGCAACTACTGATGTATCATATTCAATTTTCTCTTCCGTGAGGATATGAGAACAGCGTTTTAGGAATTGTCCACATAATTCAGTGGAGTCCTTCTTTGATATATTGAATTCGATTACAGAACACCTACTATGCAGTGGTTCAATGATTCTGTTCTTGAAATTGCAAGTTAATATAAACCTACAGTTTGCAGAGAACTCCTCAATAAAACCACGCAAAGCGGGCTGAGTGGATTGCGGATTAAGGTAGTCTGCCTCATCCAGAATGACTACTTTATAGCCACCCTGTAAACTTACTGATGATGCAAACGATTTAATCTTAGTCCGTAGTGTATCAATTCCTGATTCCTCGGAGCCGTTTACTAGCAAGAAGTCAAGTCCTAATTCATTGCACAGAGCCTTGGCGACTGTGGTTTTACCTAGACCAGCCGTGCCGGTCAGAAGCATGTTGTGTAGTTCACCCCCTTTAACAACTTGCTTCATAGTTTCTTTGATATGTTTCGGTAAAACACACTCGTCAATTGTTTGCGGCCTGTACTTTTCCACCCATAAAAAGTCATTCATTATTGAATCACCCAACCAGTAACAGTATCAACTCGAAACGAACGCCATGCATCTTTATCAATAGACCATACAGGTATATTGGAAGAGGCAGGTGATACAGATTCGACCGTGGTGAGAACACCATTTGATTCTAAGATAGTTGAGTTTAATGTGCAGGGCATGACTCGTATTTCATCTGAGTCAATCTTTTGAAATGTTACGGTTACAACACCCTGTTGTAATGCCTGGATTAGGTCTTTGCATTCATTCTGATTCATAATATATTCCTTAATAATAAAAAGTGGAGGGCTCGTGAAGAACCCTCCGATGTAGTACTTGTGTTACTACTTACTCACCATCGGTAGAAGCATCAGCCTCTACAACTTCTGGTACAGAACCTTCGGGAGCATCTGCATCTGCAGGTTTATTAGCTTCTAAGAATGCGACGATGCGACTTCTTAATCCCCCAATTTGCTCTAGTTCTGGTCCTTCAAACCCGCCACGTTTCGACACGATGTCGATAATTTGAACGGTTGTTGCAATATCTTGCAACGATAGTGTGGGTGCCGTTTCTTCCGTACCCATAGTTTCTACTGATTCAGTCATTTTTTTTCTCCTTGATCAAAGTTAGACTAATTAAAGAAGACCCGCCCAATGCGGCATCTCCTACATTATCTCCATTATAAAATGGAAAAAAATAATTCTTGGTTGTGCACATATATTTATACACCGTAGCTACTGGATCTCTCCAGAGCGATAAAATATTCTACTGGGTAATTGGTATTCTGCCAATTAGATATCAACTTTGATGAAATTGATACATAGTAATCACCCGGCAATAGTTTCAAGTTCGGGATATTAACCACAAAATTGAATGTTTCTTTACAAGCGTTATCCTTATCTAGGACAATATCGAAAGTATTAGCTGTAGCGTCTTTGACATCCAAAAC